GAAGACACAACATAATTGGGTTTATCTTGACACGTAGATTGAGCTAATTGTCCTGAATAGACAAAAGGATTTGGTGTAAACTCAGCATATTGATACAAAGCGTCAGCTGTGCCGCGATAAGCCGAACTTATTCCAGAAGTAGTTAACTCTGGAAAAGGAGCTGTAGAACGCCAATTTCGCCCGGTTGTAATATCAAGATTGTAACAATGAAATCCGGGTGGTATATAATACACCTCACCAAGCGTAGAACCAACTACCGATATCTTAAATCTAGCTCCTCCACTATATCCAAGAAACATATTATTAATTACTGCAGTCGTGTTTGCCGGAAGAATCCTGGTAACTCCAGGCGTTCCCGATGGAGTTCCACCAGGATGCCTGACTCCTAATAATGAGGCAACATCAAGCTGAACAGCTCCCCTAAAATTAGTCATTTCTCCTGCTGTAAAACGTTTATAATATCGACGCGTCCAACGCCTCAAATGATCTCGTACACTAACTATTGGCCGCAGATCAGTTGGTTTTATTACCGTTTGCTCATTTTCTTTCAACAATAAATCTGATTGAGTTTCCACATTCGCCTCCGCTATAAAAGACCCATCTATTTTTATAGGATTTTCTTTATCTTCTATGCCGGAGTCTTCAATATTATCAATAACAGATTTAATCTCACCATGCTTATTAACTACCATACCTCTACTGATTGGACTATTAATAGAATATACTCCTAAATCAAAATTTCTAGTATTATAACCAAATAATTGAAAATCATCTCCGGCTGACAAATATACATTAAACTGAACTGAAGTAGACACGGCTCCATTAACTACTAATGGTTGGTGTACATAAATATAGTACATACCATGTTGCAACGCATTAAACTCAAAATCCGTCGAACAAGGTATTTGCTCTAATGGTGACACGAAAGGCAAATCTATCGTATGCACCTGATGGCCAGTAAACTCCAATGTTTCCATCATTAAATTCGGAACTGAATTAAAATCGGGGACCGCATTCACCATATTTCTATCAGGTGAATAATTTCGCGCAACGGTCAATTTGCAATAATGAAAATTAGACATGGCTGATTGAATATGCAACTTTAATGATCCTCGCCAATACTTACTCATATGGTGTAAAATTTGAATTAAAGAATTAAATTTATAAGTTGCTATCGTTGCTGCACCAGAAGTATAGCTGTAAGGATCTATTTGTTGGAACGGAGTAATCGGTCTAGAAAACACGATGGTACCTTCTCCATTAGTGTTCTTCACTGTAAAAGTTCCAACATGCATAGGCTTAGAAACTATTTCAGATACTAACATCTCATCTATGGCCGTATCAAACGTATAATCCCTAGTATAATGACTAAATTGCGAATAAGGATCTAATTTTTCAATCTGAATAGGTGCATCGACTATATTGGTATTTTGTCTTAATTGCACTGCCATTTTCGTCGATATAGTAGCATCTGCCGGATTATGCAACCCAGTAAGAGCCCTCAAATAAGATCTAGCAGAATCAACAAAATCAAACATCTGGGCTTTAGACCCTGCAACCAAATCATAAGCATCACTTATAGTTGTCTTGGTTCCACTAGTCACTCTATCAAATACATTCGTAACGAAGCCTTTTGCCGACTCTACGAATCCTTGTGGGACCCAAGTAGGATTTACGTGCGGCCCATAAAACTCCAATTCCTTAAACATAAAATGTGCTGTAATAGATAAAGATGTTGTACCTGAAGTTGGAACACCCATAGGATTGACTACCATTATAATAACTTCAGCAAAATTACCTGCATATTGTGAAGGCACAACAGAAGTACCATCAGTAGCTACAGCCGCTAATTTAGAATTTACATAAAAAGGTACTTCCAATATGACTGGTGTTGCCTCATTAGCACTCAAAAACACATGGGGGGCTGCCATAAATTTATTCAAATTAAAAAGATTTGGTGGATTTAAAGCTTGACCAAAATTATCACCTCCACCTGGCACAGCTGCTGCAACTAATAAGCCACTATGCATGGGCGTTCCCGCAACTTGTAATACTACGGATATCTTTGCACGATACAATAATGATGCATCAAAAGGAATTTTGACCAACGGATTGGTCAAAATATCATTTGGAACATTTATAGAAGTCAATGATGTTCCTGCGATTGCAGTACTAGCCCACGGAATATTTTTAATAAAATACGGTTTATTCAAAATCACTGAATAATCCATATTTAATTGTGGCGGTACACAATCTAACGCTGGACTTTTATCATATCTAAATTCCGGCTCAATAGCAGACCTAGTTCTAACTGAAGAATAAAAATTCTCCTCTATTTCATTTACTGATTTAACTACTCCAATATTAGTCGCGTCATTAATCATATTTGATTTATAATCACTTTTATTATTATTATTACTATTTTCTGTAATGAATTATTTATATCGAACTATGAAGCTCCATTAACGCTTCATATGCCCGTCATTTATTTAAAATATAGTAACTCTCCATTGCTCCACTATAAAAAACGAGTAAAAATTAGTGAATTTTAATAACAAGTATATACAATTACTATACAAAAACGTAAGTTTCTAAAAACTGCCACTCACAAACACAAATAAATATATTTTACATATATTTAGATGTTCCCCACAACAAATCCTTTAAGAATTCATCTGGGTCTCTATATAAATTATACAAATAGTCATGACTCAAAATATACGAATCATAACCCCGCTCTTTTAATTTATTGGCCATATCTGCTAACAAAATATCTCTATCTGGCCATAGATAGGCTTCTCTTTGATAATTTTCCACCTTAGCCCGCAAAACAACTCCTAAATCCTTAGTTCTATCATAAAAACTTAACCCACTTTGCAGCGTCCGTAACTCAAGCGGACATACTATTCTTCCTAGTTCATCGTGGAATCTAAAGAATCTTTTCAAAAATGTTACTTCTTCCAACGATTGGAAGGGTTCTTTAATATCACCTTTCAAACTATCCGTGAAACCCATACCCATAGAAGTAAAAAAGTCTTTCATTGTCACAGCATTCAACACTTCCGTTTCTCCTTTAATTCCAACTAATTTGTCATCTCCATACACATAGTCAATAATTAAATGTAAAAAGTTATTAACATTATCATCTCCTACTTCACGCTTATACCACATAGCAGTATAAAAGCGATTAACTAAAGAATTTAATATAGCAGTTAAATAGTGACCCGAAGGCATCGAATGTGTAGTAACATACAAATCATCTTGTACAGCCACTAAAGATCTAATAGCATTGTCTAACAATAATTCTATCATATCAAAATCCTCTCGCGGTACAAACTCCAAAATTACTTCTTTAATAGCATCTTGAACCAGATTATTCATCGATCCATCCCATTTAGCGATGTCTCCGGCAAATACACCCTTACATCCTCTTAACTCATCATACATTATGGGCCATTCCTTAACGGGATTTATACCAACACAAATATTATTATACTTTCGATTTTCCATTAAATGCTCTACCAACCAACCAAAGTATTTTTTCATTAATACTTGGTGATGTATAGTACCTACTCTAAAGCTACGCGGAACTCCTTCCTTTTCTTCATTTCGCAATTCATCTTTCAAAGCTTCACACCAAACTAACTTTTTCCAATCAATGATACCCTGGTTATTAAAGTCTTTTTCAAATTTTTCTAATTCCAATCGAAATGTTGATTTTAATATTTTATTTTCGAAATCCACATAAACTTCTTTATCTTTCTCACATCCATACCCATTACTAGACTCTTTATTTAATCCTGCCAACAAATCTGTTCCAGATACTATTTCATTCTCAGTTAATTTACGATATACGCTATTCTGCAAAAATCTTCTCATAACTTTCTTTCCAAACGCTAAATCTGAATTTGAAACATTCACTGTAGGTTGGAAAGATTTCTTAGCGATATCCTTAACGGTACATCTACCATATTTAACAAGGTTTGCTGGAAAACGCGTTACGGGATATAAACCAAATAAAGGGGTAGTAACCAAGTTTGACTTGCTACCTACCGAGACATTCAAAGACTCCCCTAATTTCAAAACAGAAACGTTTTCAAATGGCTTATCACTCATCTCAAATGGTAAATTCTCATTATCATTTTGGAAAATACAATTAATACTTTCCCTAGTTTTATCACACCATCTAATTGCTAAACCCAAACCAGATTTTTCATTTCCAGCCACATGCATACCTAATATTCCGAAATTATTACAAATAATCGCTCCACAAAGACCAACTCCATGTATATCATACATGAAATTACTCCCGCTTACGCTAACTTCATAATTACGCAGTAAAGGTATTTCATAAACAATTGGAGCTACAGGATCAATATTATGAACTCTGCAACTATCATATTTCCCAAATGGTGTTAGCATAGTAAAGTTTCCATCTTTATTATTTCCAAAGCTAGCTATCTTACGAAAAACTGTAGGCAAATTACGTGGTAACTTCACTACACATACATCTTCATCTCGTTTCAAAAACACAACATCAACTCTTAACTTATCATAAATA